TAAGGCACAAGACAAAACAAAACCGAGTGATTCTTATTTTAAACCCCACCACAAAAGAACATTTTATATACGACAAGTTCTTTGAGAGCAAAGGAATAGATCAAGGCTCAACACTAATAAAAAACGATACCACATACATACACACAACGTACTTGGATAATATAGAAAACTTATCCGAGTCATTCTTAAACCAAGTTGAAATCATTAAAGAACGAAGACCCGAAAAGTATAAGCACACAATTTTAGGGGGATGGCTTGACAAAGCGGAAGGGGTAATCTTCAACAACTGGCAACTCGGAGAATTTAAAGAAGTTGGTGTAAGTGTATTCGGTCAAGACTATGGTTTTAGTAACGACCCAACCACGTTGGTTAAAACAAACATTGACAAGACAAATAAAATCATTTACGTTCAACTACTTTATTATAAACAAGCATTGACCACAAGCCAAATTGCAAGATTGAATAGTGATTATGCTGAAAAGAATTTAATAGTGGGTGACAATTCCGAACCAAGATTGATAAGCGAATTGAATGCTTTAGGAAATAACGTTGTGGCTACAATTAAAGGAGCGGACTCGGTAATCTACGGAATAACTTTGCTACAAGACTACGACTTAATAGTGAGTGAAGATAGTGTTGACTTAATCAAAGAACTAAACAACTATTGTTGGTTGGAAAAAAAGTCAAAAACACCAATAGACAAACACAACCACGCCATTGATGCATTGCGATATGCGGTGGCATATCAATTAGACAACCCAACACGAGGACAATACTTTATTAGATGAACGATTTAGAAATAATGATGCAAGCGGTTCAGATTTACATCTACCAAAAAAAAGGTGTGAAGGTTAGAATCTATCTGCGGAATATTAGAGATATTAATATGTTAAAAGAAGCATACGATTACATACAAAAAAACGAACACAACAAAAACACGAATAATTAATTATATACATATGAAGTTAGAAATTGAGATACCTACAACTTTAAGTGAAATCACATTAAGTCAATACCAAAAATTCTTAAAGTCACAAGAAGGAAGTAATGACGATGAATTTATCGCACAAAAAATGGTGCAGATATTTTGCGGTCTTGAATTTAAGGACATCGTAAAAATGAAGTTGACCAGTCTTAACGAATTGATTCTACATTTTAAAAGTCTATTTGAGCAAAAGCCAAAGTTTCAACCAACGTTTAAAATCGGAAGTCAAGAATTTGGATTCATAACAAAACTTGAAGACATAACATTCGGTGAATATGTAGACTTGGAAAACAATCTACAAAAGTGGGATACTTATCACAAGGCAATGGCGGTAATGTACCGACCAATCAAATTTAAGTTCAAAGATAAATACGAAATAATTGATTACACACCAATGCCCGAAATGCAAGACCTAATGAAGTTTGCACCCGTTGACATAGCGATAAGTTCAAGTGTTTTTTTTTGGAATTTAGGAGCAGAATTATTAGCAAGTTCGCTTTCTTATTTGGAGACGGAAGCAATGAGGAATCCGAAGATGGCGGAGAATATAACGAAGCGACTCAATTTGGAAAATCTTGGGGATGGTATTCAAGCGTTTACCAACTTGCGAACGGAAATTTCACAAAATTTAACGAAGTCACAAACTTCAAACTTACTGAATGTCTCACTTATCTCACCTTCGAAAAACAAAAGCAAGAAATCGAACAAAGACAATTAAAAAAATATAGAAGATGACGGGTTATTATAACTTATTAGACAAACTAAAAACGCACTTTGATTCAGATGCAATTGTAAACACAATAACGCAAGGTGACATTTTCAAAGTAGATTTAGCAAAGCAAACAATATTTCCATTGATTCACATAATGGTTAATAGTTGTACAATTGACGAACAAACTACAACGTGGAATGTAAGCCTTATCGCAATGGATGTTGTTGATCTATCAAAGACTCTAACAACCGATGTGTTTTTAGGTAACGATAATGAAATTGATGTGCTGAATACTCAACACGCAGTATTAAATAGAGTTTACGACATTATGAAACGTGGGTCTTTAATGTACGATTTATTTCAAGTTGAAGGAACTGCAACTTTAGAACCATTTACTGAAAGGTTTGAGAATTATTTGGCGGGTTGGACAATGACACTTGACATAGTAACACCAAACGAAATGACTATTTGTTAATATGGTACAATCTGAATTACAAAAAGAACTTGAAAAGTTTCGTGACTTGGTTATTAATGAAGCAAAGAAGAATTTAATACGGGGTAAAAAAAACGTATCTAAAGGACTTTACGAAAGTTTAAAGGGAAACGTTAAGGCGATGCCGAATAGTTTTAGTATGGACTTTGAAATGAACGATTATGGAAAGTTTCAAGACAAAGGAGTTAAAGGTAAAAACCCAAACGCGTTGCCAATTAATTCAAAAAACTACGGAGTTCAAAAAGCACCAAATTCACCATACAAGTTTGGAAGTGGTTCGGGGGATAAAGGCGGATTAAGACGAAGTCTTGATAAGTGGATAATTAGAAAAGGATTAGCACCACGAGACAAAGATGGGAAATTTATGAGTAGAAAAACATTAAAGTTTTTGATGGCACGAAGCATTTACTTTTCGGGTATTAAACCTTCTTTGTTTTTTACTACACCATTTGAAAAAGCATTTAAAAGATTGCCCGAAGAACTTATAGAAAAGTTTGGTTTGGATGCACTAAAATTATTTAAAGACACACAATTTAAAAACGAAAAGAAATAATGGCAAACATATTCGCAAGGTCTCCGTATATAGTAAGAATAGCACAAGCAACACAAATTGGTTCAAAGTTGGAAATTTGGTTAAGTCCTACAACTTTTGGCGGAACACCAACGTACACGTTAAGCAAGTTAATACCTTCGCCAACAAACATTGATACGTTGTATGACATAAGCGCATACATAAGAGAATATATAAGTTTTTTGGCTTGTTCATCGGGTGGAAATACTGCAATAGCAAACCCGCCAAATGAAAAGGTAAACGTACAACTAAAACTTTATTGGTATAACGGCACTACCTATGCACAAGTTGGAGCAACACAAACACACATAGCATTTGACGGCTACACATATTACGAAGATTTATATAATAAAGATTTAGGGAACTACGGACTTGATGCGGGTAACTACTATTATAATCCAACAAGTGATGCGGGAAAAATACGGGTAACGGGTGGCGCAAGTTTTACTGCAAAATATACAAACTTAAGTACGGGAACATTTACAAGTTTAGCAATATCAAATGGAACTTATGACATCCCAAGAGTAAGAACGACACCAAATGAATTAGCGGTTGGAAATAAAGTGGAAATTTTAAATTCTGCGGGAGTAGTCCAAGCAACTTGGAATTTTTACCCATTAGACGAATGCAAATACACACCAGTTATAATTGACTTTGTAAACCGATACGGAGCTTGGCAACGTGAATTTTTCTTTAAGGCAAGTAACGACAATTTTAGTGTTGAAAATACGGAATACAATTTAATGCAGACTTCAAGATTTGCAAGTTCTCCTTCAACTTTTTATAGCGGATTAGAAGGACAAAGAAAAGTATTTAACGCTAACGGCAAAAAAAGTATTAAAGTTAATACGGGATGGGTTAAAGAAACTTGGAAAGATGTTTTAAAACAAATTATGTTAAGCGAAAGAATTTTAATAGATAACAAACCCGCAAAGATCAATACAAAAAGCACGGAGTTATTCAAGCAAATAAACACGAAACAAATTAATTATTCTTTAGAGTTTGAGTTCGCTTATGATGTTATTAATTCAGTCATATAATGAAAAGAGAAGTCGGCATATTTATTGGAAAACAAACAACAACTTCACCCGCAACTTGTCCTTATACTTTTGTTTTAAGGTCAAATGGTCAAACAATTGGCGCACAAATTCAATTAAAATTAAACGGGGTGGTTACCCACACTTTTACATATTCGGGTGTGGCTGGTCCTATAACGGAAGTTACACAAATAGTTAATTTAACTTCAAATGTAAATTACTCGGTTGTGTGGTTCAATCCAAGTATTAACCAACAAAACGTAGGATTGCAAATATTTGACGGAAGTGGAAATTTAATTTATGAATTACCTTTTAATTCGACTTGGTCTTTACAACTATTGTTATATTTATTGACTCCAAGTTGCCCCGTTTTAGGGCAATTAGATTATTTTAAATTAGAATTATTCAACGATGAAAAGATTAGCGTAAGTTCTACCATACAAAATATTTCGGACATAAGTAAAATCTTTACTGATTTTTCACAAGGTTTTACAATCCCGTGTTCACCGACAAACAATGCAATATTTCAACACTTTTACCAAAACGATGTTGATGCAACTTTTGACTATCAAAATAGACACGATGCTTATATTGAAGTAGACACAATTTTATTTAGGCGGGGCAAACTTCAGTTGGAAAAAGCAAATTTAAAAGACGGCAAAGCAAATAGTTATTCAGTAACTTTTTATGGAGCGGGTGTTTCTTTAAAAGATTATTTTAAAGAAGATAAATTAAGTCAATTAGACTATTCAACAATTGACCACGAATATACTGACAAAGAAGTTTACGATAGAATAACAATAGATAGTTTAGTAACTGATTACGATGTTCGTTACCCATTAATAAGTTCTAAACGAGTTTGGCAGTTTGGTTCAAGCGACCCGCTACCAACGGCAAACCTTCCCGAGTGGTACAACTACCCATCAAATAATGAAAATAATTTAAACCACAATAATGGAAGACTTTTTTATAATGAATTATTTCCCGCAGTTCGTGTTGCAAGTTTATTTGAATTAATAGAGGCGCAATATTCAATAACATTTAATGGTTTATTTTTAGCATCAGATTTTTTTAGAAAGGCGTTTTTATGGTTCAAGAATAAAGATAAAGTAATTTTAAATGGTAATGCAATCCCAATAGATATACAAAGCGTTCAATACAATAATTTATATTCGCAAACTGCATTTATTTTACAAAACAATACTTTTAAAATAATGCCCGCAACACCTTCAACTTTTTACACAACAACGCACACATTACAAATTTTTTGTACTGCATTAACAACC